GGCGTACTTTTCGAACTCCTCCCATGCCTTCTTCGACAGGACGGCTGCCTGCTCGTCCGCTGCTTTGCGGATCGCGGCAATTTCCGATTCCGAAGCCTTGACCTTCGCAGCCTGCTGTAGAAGTTGGTCGCGCTGATAATAGATTTTGCCGATCGCGTCGAGCTCGGCTTCGTCGCCCTTCTTTTCGAACTCGGCCGCCTGGCGGCGGAAATCCTTGAGCTGCTCCGCGCCCTTTGCCACCGCGTCCAGTGCCGCCTTGCGGCGCGCCTCGGTAGCCTCCGCGACGTGGAGTTGTTGGCCCAGATCCTGCGCCTGAGCCTTCGTCAACGGCTTGTCGGGTTCGAGCAGTTGCTTCTGGAGCCGCTCGACATCCTTCTTGGCGTCGGCGTAAGCCTTCTCCATGCCGTCGTGCGTGCCGAAGAACCGGGCGCGAATCCGATCCGTTTCTTCCTTGCCTGCACGCAGGTCTGTCCGCTTGGTGGCTGCCTCGGCATCGTTCAGCATCTTCTGCAACTGCTGAATCTGGTTCTGAATGTCGTCCGCACGCTTCGCTCGGGCCTCCTCGTCGCGCGTGGGAGCGATGGCTTGCAGGATGCCGAAGTCGCCGACCAGCCCCTGCTGTTGGGCCCGTAAATCCCCGATGCGCTTCAAGGTGGCATCGCGGTTCTTCATGATGTCCGGCGCCCGGCGTTCCAGGTCGGCCACTTCCTGACGATGACCGGAGATCGACATCTTCGCCCCGATGCCGCCCGCAGCACGAATGTCGGCGGCATCCTGCATCGCCTGCTCCTCTTCGCGGCGCTGCCGTTCATCGTCTCCGGCGGTGCTGATGTTATTGAGGAACCAGTCGACGCCCTTCCCAACCCAGGTCACCGTGACAACCAGCCCTTCTTTGAACTTCCGCACTAGCGCGTCCCATTTGGTTTCGAGCACGGTCACTTCACGCTGGTATTCGGCAAAGCGGCGGATGTCCTCCTCGGTCGGCCCGAACCCCTGCTCGTGGGCGACGCGCAGGTTCTCGTTGAGTTCCGTCATGAACGGAATCGCCTCGACGCCAACCTTTTTGAAAAGATCCATGGCGGCGGCGTCCCGCTGAATGCCCTCCGGGAGCTTGTTCAGGCCCTCGGAGATCTCCGTCAGAATCTCGGAGGTGGGTTTCATCTCTCCCGTGGCGGTGTGAAAATCGATGCCCATTCCGCGCAAGGTGGCCCGCGCCTTTTCGCCTTCCCTGGAATTGTCGTCGGCTGCCTGGGACAAACCGCGCATCAGGCGCTCGACAATCGAGATGTCCTGCCCGACCGCGCGCGCCGCGAAGCCGAACTGCCCGACTTCCTTCGCGGTCAAACCGGTGCGCAGCTCCGCGTCCTTCACGCGGGTGCCGTATTCGCCGAGACTCTTCGCCGCCTCGAATGCGGACGCCGCAATGGTGCCCAATACAGCAGCGCCAGCCGTGACAGCAATGCCAAAGGGACCAAGAGTCGCCAGCACGGACGAGAGAGCGCCCTTCGCCCCCTGGAGCGGATTCTCCATGAATTGGCTGACCCGGTCGCCGAACGATGTGATGGCTTCGGATTGCTTCCGCAGCGCTTCTTCGGCTTCCTTGGCCGCCTTGACCGCGACAGCTTCGCGCGCGGCCTTCTCCTCCATGGCGATCATCTTTTCGTAGGATCTGGTGATCGCGTCAATGGCCTGCGGCTCGCGGTTGTATCGCTGTAGGAGCTGGTCCCGCTGGGTGATCAGCCGGTCCACGCCGCTCTTACCGTAGGTCTCGGCCTGCTTTTCGAGGGACGCGATGAGCCGCTGGACCGAGGACCGGGTCTGATCCGAAATCCGGATGACCTTGCCGTGCGACGATTCCGCTTTCTTCTCGAAGCCGTCGAGGGCGGCGTTGGCCTTGTCCGTTATTGGGGTGACCTGGTCCTCGGCTTCGAGGATTACGCGTTCCGCTTGGTCTGCCATTTACGCTGCCTTGAGCATCACGAAGGGACGAGCCTGAAATGCGGCGAGCACGGCCTGGCGGTCGCGTGGCGAGACGCCCCACTGCGCCTCGCGCCGGTTGTTGAAGGCGGCGATCTGCGAAGCCGTCATTCGCCGGCCAGGAAGAGCTTCGTCGAGAAACCCAATCGCCGCGCGGTTCTCATTTGCGGTCAGGACTTTGAGGCAGCGCAGAGTGTGCCTGCTCCAGGTCCAATCGCGGATGGGCTGGAGACCCCGCGCCGCCTTGTATTCGGGGTAACCGCGGCGGCCAGACAGTCCGGGCTTCAGCGGCGCCGCCGCCTGATCGTAGATGTTCCGCCCGCTCTGAATGCGTGCCCGGATCGAATCCGCCAGCACCTGCGCGAAGCCCTGCATTTCGGTCGCGGTGTAGGGCGAGTACACGAAGCGAGCATGCTTGATGACGGTTTGGAATCTGGCCATGGTTACTCTTTGCGAGCAATAGCTCTGGAAGACAATGTCGTGGTCAGTGGACCTAATAGGGACGATCCAAGGGCAACTAAATTACCCTCGGCTTGCGTGGCGTCTCACCCTTTCTCCCCTCAGCTGCCCGCGACTGATCTATCGTGGTTGTGAAGGTGAGGTCGCACGTGAGCTTCGGAACGGACATCGAGGGCATGCTGAATTCGTACTCGGAATACCTCCACCACGGCCATCCCGAGAACGCCAAACGCTTCGACGAAACCCGAGGATCTGCGCGCGAGTCGGCAGTGGCTGAGGCTGTTGTGTTCGGAATGCTTCAGGGGTTTAACGTCGATCCCAGGATTAACGACGACGTAAAGACGGGAGGAGCGGACTTCATTTGTTGTGCTTCTCGTGGTCCTTTGGTAAAGCGCTTGCCCCAGGACCGCTTCGTCGTTGAAGCCACATCGCTAAGCCCCGATGCCGTTACAGACCGATCACAGATCCCAAATGAGGTGCCCGACGAGGTGAGCGGCGGTGCGTTTGGCCTGGTTACGCGGAACATCTGCAACAAAGCAAAGGACAAGGCCACGCAGCTCGGCGGCTACTCAATGCCACGGGTTCTTGCCATCGCCTCAAGCCACGCCGCCATCGCTGTGCTCTTCAACGGCGCGACGGCCACATGGGCACTTGTTTCCGACCCGCATTGGAAGCAGGAGATCGGAAGTAACGCGGTAGACACTGCGGAGTACACCGACCTCGAAAAATCCGTATTCATGAAACCTGGTCCCAACGGAACGATCGTCGCATGCAGGAAGAGCATCTCAGCGATCCTCCTTGTTGCAGTGCACGGGAACAAAAGTGAGGTCTGGGGCATACTTCATCCGGAACCAGCGTGCCCGCTGAATATTGCCTTCCTGCCAGACCTGCCGTTCGTCCGCGTAGCGCAATGGCCGGTAGTGGGCGGAAAGATCCTGACCGAATGGGTCGTCGCAAGTCCCACCGGCCATGGCGTGTACCACTTTCCGATCCGGTTGCCGACGACTACCCGATAATGAACGCCACCGCAAACGGGGCTTGACCGACCTACGGCGAAGTCTTGTTGCAGCCATCCCCACTTCTGATTTGCTCTTGACGCTCGGCTTCGATCAGTTCCAGCACGCGGAACTCCTCCTCCGTGATATCCGCCAACGTGATGGTCAGGCCGATACTCTTCGCATTCAGAAGCCGGAAGCATCGTCGAACGAGGGTGCCGTTCGGCGTGTCCATCGCCTCTTCGAGCAGATTCTTTGGGCAGCTGGGCCCGTGACTGACGTCGATGGCCTTCCAATCCGCGCCACAGGCTGAGCAGCCATCCAACTCCGTTTGGGCTGAGTAACCGCACTTCCGACAGCGGAAGACGCGGTCGGGACATTCCTCGTCAGGCCCACACAACCCTCCCTGGTGCAGCACTGACCGGATTAGGAATCGCACGCCCGGATCTTCCGGCCAGTCGCCGGGCGCGGCTATTCCGGGTCTTCGTCGGCCTCGATTGCCAGTTGCGCGATGACCTCGGACACCGCCGCCGACTTGTGAACGATCGGCGCGGCGCCAGCATAGCCGTCGTGCGAGATGTGCAGCTTGTCGTAGAGGGCGCCGCTCGGCTCCAGGAACGCCCGCGTCTCAATGGACCGGCGCGCCGCGACTACACTGGTCGAAGCCCGCTCGTGGTCCTGCATCTCCTTGGCGGTCGGCATCCGCAGCACGTGAATCACGCGCGTGCCGGGGACTCTCATCTCGATCCGGTAGTTGATCCCTTCGCGCTCGACATTGGCAACGGCGCACCGCTCGATGCGGCCGATCACCATGCCGGCCTCGGCGTCGTCGAAGTCCGGACCATCTTTGTCGGTGCGGATCTTGGCGAACAACTCGGCGTTGATCTTCGGCAGGTCCACGTCCTCGCTCTGCGACTTCCCGCGCCCCAGAAAATGTCGCACGGTGCGCTGCGCGCGCGCCCAAGCACACCACTCCTCGTCCGAAGGGAACCGCACCTCGCAGGTCTTCTCGCCGCCCGAAAGGATCGGCACCACAAACGGCTTACTCGCGTCAAACATTCAAAGCCTCCTATTGGCAGATACCCTGTAGCGGCGTGGTGACGGTCATTGTCACCATCCCGTTGGTGGGGTCGTAGAGTTGAACGCCGGTGATCTGGAGCGTTACGATGCCGTCTGTGTTTCCGAGTTCGGCGACGTTGAAGCCCATCTTCTGGATGAGCATCGTGAAGGAGTTGTTGGCGTCGCGGGTCATGGTGAACGTGGCCGTCCCGGTGGTCAGGTTGATCAGGTTCGCGTACTCGGTCGACCCCGCCTGTACGCGCACCACAAACTGGACCGCGAACGCGCGGTCGCCCCACTCGAAACGCCCCTGGATCTGGTAGCCATCCTGGGCTCCCGAGCCAGGGAAGAAGCCAGGCCGGAAGTTGTTCTCCCAGGAGGCCTCCATCGACACGAACTGCTTGGCGCTGCCGCCAGTAAGGTAGTTGATGCCGTTGAACGTCAGAGCGCTGATCATGCCGGCATTGAATTCATGCGGCGTGGAGATGGCTGGCAGCGTGATGCCGCTGGGCGAAGTGTACTGGCCGGTGGTGACGCACTCCACCGCGCACATCGCACTGGCGCGGCCTGGAGAGTTCTTGATGGAGAGCTTCCAGCCCTTGACCGCGCAGCCCACCAGCATTTCGTCCAACACCGCCGACCCACCGGGCCGGATCTGTTGCACGAACGAGAAGTAGGGCAGCTCCAGGCCGGTCGGGTTCGTCGCTCCCAGGGCCGGAACGATGGTGTAAACGTACGGACCGCTACCGCTCACGACAACGTTGCCCATAGAGAAGGACAGCGCCCACGCGAGGAACTCCGACGAGGCGTACTTCGAGAGCTCGTAGGCCGGCATGTTGTAATGCGACTTGAAGAGCTGCGTCGGGAACTCGTGGCCCTTCCCGATTTCCGCCCGGTCATCCTCGTTCACGGGGACCTTCGCCCACGGTTTGGTGTTGAGATTCGTGTGACGCCAGATGGTGGCGACCAGATTCGCCGTTCCGATGGCGGTCTGTTTGCCGAATCCCCAACCGTTCAGCAATTCACTGATGTTAGCCATGCTACTTTTCCTCCTCAGCCACAACTACCGGCTTCTGCGCCGCCACCGGCGCGGGAACTTGATGCCATCCGGTGCTCATCAATGGTGAAAGTGCTTCCGCGGTCGCCTCGACTTCCTTGATCTCGTCGCCTTGGGGCGATTTCATAAAAACCAGGTCTGCCATTTCCTCCCCTTTTCCGAAAGCTACGGGTTGTAAGATTCGATCAGCCGCACCGGCACTTCGAAGTACTCGAAGGTGGCTCCGTCCGGGCTGATCACGACCGTGTTGCGGCGCGCCGACGGCAGGTAGAAGTCCATCGGTTCGCAATTCGGATCGACGGCAGTGTGCAGCATCCGGAGGCTGCTGCCCGCTGGCACGTCGTTCACGATCCAGTTGAAGAGATCCTCGTAGCCGACATCGGCCTCTTCCGGCGCGCGCAGGTACAACGAGAACTCATGCACGAATACGAGCGCATTGCCGAGTCTGCCTGGCCCGGTTCCCTGCCACGCGATCATGATCGAACCAGGCGGCATCGACAGGATCGCCAGACGGATGTTGTTCTGCGTTGGCTGGCCGAAGACGGTGGCGTTCTCGGTGTAGAACTGGATGTAACTGCCATCGCCGCCGAGGGCATCCACGAGGTTCGGCAGAGCCTGGAGCGCGGTCACCCACTCGGCCAGGATCATTTTCGGATTAGTCATCGGGATTTTGCCCGGCCCGCGCCGTCAGTGAAAGCTCGACTAGCCCGTACGGGTCCGGCTGGCGCACGGTGGTCACCACGAACTGCGATCCCCAAGCGGTCACCCAATCACCGCGCTGAGGGAAGCTAGCAAGGGCGGAGGCACTGACGGAGATCTCCTCGATATTCGCCAGTGCGCCGGACTCTTCGCGCACGCGTGCGTGGCGGATGGCGGTGATAGTCACCGGATCGCCAACCGCCACGCCTGCCTGTACGGATTGATACACCACCGGCTCGCCGAACGCCTGCTGCATGACGGCGTTCGCCGCCGCGTCGATGGTGGGCCAGTCCGACATATGTAATGATGCGGCGGCGCGGCGGCCGCGCTTAGTTGAGCGTGATGATCGAGTAGAACACCGTCACCACCATCGTGCCGTTGCCGGTGGCGAAGGCACCCGTGGCGTTGACGATGTCGATGCCGGTCGCCGATGGCGGCTGGATGACGCCAGTGGGCGGCGGCACCACGTTCTCGCTCGCGGCCGCGCTGGTGACGGTGGCGGCGGGGATGGTGGACGAGTGCGGCACGACGCCGGTCCCGTGATACTGGAACGACACCGCGCCGCCGCCGGTGAACTGTGTGGCGCCGGGCTTCATCTGCACAATGAACTGATCCACCACGAGAACCTGTCCGGCCGCGGGCGCTGGCAAGATACTGACCGCCGCACCGAACATGGCCATGATCTGCGCCGCCGTGAGCGTCACCACGGTTTTCTGAATCAGTGACGGGTCGGTGTCCGCCGCCTGCACCGGCCCGAAGCCGAGCGGATTGAGCCGCACGCGAACGGTCGCGTCGCCAGTCAGGCCGCCCGGCGCATTCACACCGCTCGCCTGGCTGAGCACCGCATAGCCGATCTCCTTGTTTGAGACGCCGGCCGCCGTCAACGGGCTGGACGTGGCCTGTAAGGCGGTGTTGTTCCAGAAGACCTTGTCTCCGGGGTTGAACGTGCTCGCGTCTTTCGCCAGATCGAACACGCCCTCCACCACCAACTCGCTCGAGTCGCCTATGTTCTGAGTGTTGACCGTCACGCCGAAGATGTTGCCGACCTGGCAACCGCCGCCGCTGAGCAGCGCATAGGGCGCGACAACCGTGAGGGTTTGACCTTTTTGAACGTAATTCTGCATCGGTTTTTCTCCTGTTCGTTATGCCCGCCCCGCCCTACTGGCCGGCGTTCTTCTGAAGCCCGCGATAGTCGAGAGCCGCCGCGCCGAAATCCATGCGCGCCTTGATCTCAACGCCATCCACTTCGAAGCCCTGCTTGGTCTCGATGTACACGCCCTGCTGCCCTTCCAGGTAGCAGTACTCCACGGTGTCGATCTGTGCCGGATCCGCGATCAGATACCAGCCCGTGGTCCCATTCGTGGCGGCATCGAGACGCGGCTCGACCACCGGAATCAAGCTGCGAACCCACTCCGGCACGACCTTCGTCGCATCTGCCGAAGCGATGTTGATCGGGTACACGAGCTGGAGCATGTAAGTCTCCAGCGCCGTCGGCACGGCGATGAACCGCGGAATGAGGTTCAGCGGAGTGCCCTGCGGTCCTTTCTGCAACCGCATCGCGCCGCGCCCCTTGCCCAGCGCGGTCAGCGGAGCGGAGTTGGCAACGGTGGAATCGATGGCGCTGGCCACGCCGGTCAGCAAATTGGCGTGGTTGGCGTGGAATAGCGCGGTGGAGTTCTTGTCGCCCGCGTACACCGCCGCCGGATTCGACGTGATGATGCCCCAGACGGTGTTCGATTCGAGTTGCGCCGCGGCCACGCCGAGCAACGCCGGAACGCGGGTGAACGCCTGGAGATCGTCGTTGATGATGACCTTCCGCGTCAGTGCCACGATCTCGCCGTAGGTGCCGAGCGCGTAGTTGATGTTGTTGTCGGTCAGGTTGGCGCGGTGGTACTCGCCCTTCTCATTCAGCGCCTGCAAGACCGGCGCGTCGGCGAGCATCACCCGGTTGATGGGTTTGAAGTCCTGCGCCGTCACCTGCCGGCAGAAGGGCTGGAACGTGCGCGGATAGGCTTCATAGCCCTGGCGCAGAGTCTTGTTGGCGACGTTGGCCAGGATAGCCGGGAAGTCCGCGGTCGACTCGGCGCCGCCCGCAAAGAACTCCCGTCCCCGCGAGGATCCCTGTAGCGCCATCTCCGCAATCCGTGTCACGTCCATCCCGCGCGGGTTGGTGCCGCGCAACTCCAGGGCTTCCTTCGCCATGTCGATGAGCTTGAAATTGCGATACTCGCGGGCCATCTCGACGGCGCGGCGCTGCTGCTCGGGACCGTAGCCATCGAGATATTCGCCGGTCTCGTTGCCGTTGTGGTCCCTGCGCCGCGCCAGGAAGAACCGCCCATCCGCACGCAGCAGCAGAGTCATCTGCATGCAGGCAAGGCGCTGCTCCATACCGTCGCGGGTTACCGACGTGCCGCCCTCCCCGCGAATCGGGAATGCCGGGCCGTCTGCGCCTGCGCGCGGCGGGACTCCCTGCTGGCCCTTGGTCGCGAGATGGGCGAACAGTTCCTTCCGTGCCTGATCGACGGGCACGCCCTTGGCGATAAACTCGCTGATGACGGTCTCATCGATCCCGTATTTGGTTGCGGTCGCACCCAGCGATTGAATCTCGCTGACGCGCTCCCGTTCGGCCTGGACCGCCTCTTCCCTCGCGGCGGCCAGAGCCTGTTCGTTCACAGTACGGGCATCCGCGCCCGTGTCCTGCGTGGTCGTATGTTCCATTGCAGGTTTCTCCTTTTGTGGGCTGATTGCCCGTACTGAATCGTTCGGTTGTGCGCTCAGAAAGCACGTGTTGAAGTCGGCCGGCACTGTGCAAGGCGAAATCTCGAACGGCTCCCAGTCGGTGGCCTTGAACATGCCGATTTCTTTGTCGTTCAGATAGGGCGGCTTGCCCTCCGGCATCCCCTCAGTCTGCGCGTCCACCTTTTCGCGTTTGTACACGAAAGTTCCGAAACTGAGGTTCTGCAGGATGCCGGTGCTGGCTTTGCGGAACATCTCGGCGCCATCCGGATCGCCGAGATCGAACTGCAGCGTGGCCATGCCCTTATCGCCATTGGGCCAGGCTCGGCGCACCACGCCCAATTGGGCCCGCGTGCCGACCTTGCCCGCCATGAGGGACTTGAAGTCGTCCCCGGTGAAATGGGTGTCGAACACAGGCGCGCCATTGTTCAACCGGTCGAAACGGCAGCCCTGCATGTCGAGCTGGAGCATGTAGGGTTCGCCGGTCGCGCGGTCAACCCTCGGGACGGCGGCCCCGCTGTACCAGACCACATCGATGGTCCCGTCCTTGGCGTTGGCCGTGCTCGGCAGCACTTGCGCGTCGGCGGAGAAGATTTCGGCGTCACCCTGCGCGGGCGGTGGCGCGCCGTTACCCGCAGGGGATATTTCGGTTCGTAGAAGCGGCATCGTGCCTCCTAATCCTTTACCGCGCTGACGGCGATGTAGTCGTTTTCCCCCAGCTTCTTCAACTGGTAGAGTTGCTTCTGCAGCCACGCGACATGGCCCTTGAACTTGTCGTCACCTTCGCGATGCCACTTCACCAGGTGCTGGTAGAAGTGGAAGTTCGACATGTCGCCAGCGTCGTAGCACTGTCTGCAGAGATCGGTGAACCGCGCGATGGCAGCCTGCTCGGCAGCAAAGGAATCGTTCAGAATCTCGGTGACGTTATCGTGGGTCGCGGCGGGCTTCAACTCAATCGTCGGTGCGCCTTCGAGAAACAGCACGCGGCTCACCAGGCACTTCATGTGGTCCTCGCACTGCTCCTTCATCTGCTTCAGTCCATCGGCCAGATCCAGGCCCAGGCGCTTCACGTCACGCTGGTCGAGAAGATACTGAAGCATCAGGGAGCCCTCAATGTTGGCGGCCTCCTGAAGCCCAGCGATTACCTGTGGGTTCCCTTTCATAAACGTCCTTCCTTGTGGTTGAGTCTTTAGCCGCGGTAAAGCCGTGGGGCCGATTCGAAACCGCTGCCGGAGCGCGACATGCCAGCGACGAGCAGATCTTTCACCATGCCCAGGTCCTCTTCCGAGAGCGCCGCGAAACCCTGGCCCTTGGACTTGGTGGGTGCCGCCTTGCTACTCGGGGTCCGCTCCTCCGTTGCCGCCGGCTGCTCCTGGCCGCGGAGTGTCGTGTTGCGCGGGTCGGAATCCAGGATGATTTCGAATTTGTCCACCAGCTTGTTGAACAGCGCTATCTGCGCAAGCTGAGTGGGAGGGTCGTAACCGTTCTCCAGCACGGCTTCGAACCAGGTCTTGCGGCCCATGCGGACATCTTTTAATACGCCCTCCGCATCCTTCACCGGATCGACCGATTCGAATCGCGGCGCGGTCCACTGCACACTGCGCAATCCGATCTTCGGGTCGTTGGCCGCGAGTTTCGGAATCTTGCCCTGCATAATCAGCGTGTCGATGAAACGCCGCCACACAGGCATCGCGAATAGCGGGATCAGCGTGAGCCAGCGGAAAGCCTCCACCGTGTTGCGGAAGCCGAGCATCCCGCCGCGCCAGGAGGAGTAATTCACCTGCGACATGTCTCCGGTGCCGAGTTCGTAAGGCAAGCCGATCCCGGCCATGATCCCCTGCAACTCGGTCATCTTGTATTCGCGGTAGCCGCCCGCCGCCGGCGGATTGTTGAACTTGATGTCCTGGCCGGGCTTCAGATACTCAACCATGCCCGGCTGAAAGCTTTCGACCGGCAGCCCACTGGACGGATCGGTTCCCGCGATGCCGAGCGGATCGCCGTCGACGCCTTCCGGTTGCTGAACGAACGCCGTAACACAGGCTTCCACCTTCTTGCGGACCCGCTCCGCGTCGCAGTAATCGTCGAGATCTCGGAGCGCCATCATCACGGGCGCCAGCCACGGCACGCCGCGAACCTGGCCAGGCCGGAGCACTCGGTAAACGTGCATGATCTGGTCGGCCGGCACCGGCTGGCTCACAATGCCGCCGCGCGGGTTGAGGATCAGCACGCCACCGGGGTGGTAACTGAACAGCCAGTAGGCGACGCGGCGTCCCATCTCGTCGAACTGCACGCCCTCCATCACGTGGCCGTTGACCAGCCCCATCGTGCGGGCCTGATCGAGGAAATCGGCCTCGAGCATTTGAAGCTGAAGCGGAATACGCAGACCGGCATCCGAAGGACGCGGTCGGAAACGGACAATCGCTTCGCCCGATTCCGCCATGGTGCGGACGGTCAGCGTCTGCATGCCGTAGAAATCGAGGCGCTGCGGCGTGTCGCAACCGTCGGCGAAGAACGGCCACTCGGTATCGATGATCTTGTCGATGGCGGTGTTGCCGGTCTTCGCTTTCGGAACGATTCCAGTCCCAACCACATTCCCGGCCAGTTCCTCTACCGCGCGCGCCGCATACGGATTGTTGCGGATGAGATCGCGGCTGCGGTTGCGGAGCCAGATGAGCGACCCCATCAACTCGACGTTGGCGTCGGTCGAGGCGGCATACCAGCCGTGTGCGCGGCGGCCGGCGGTGGCGCCGTCGTAGCGGAACCGATGCGCGTGCCGCTCCAGATAGCCCGTGGTCAATTCGAGCGCCACGCGACTGCGCACCCGCTGCAACGCAACGCGCGGCGCCACGATGCCGATCGCCTTATCGAGAAGATTCATTTCGTTACCAGCGGTCGTCCAGCGTTGGGCCCGTGGGACCATCGCCACGCTGATGCTGCGCGAAACGGACACGGTTTCCGGCTTGCCCGCTGGCCTGTCGGATGTCCTCTTCGATCTCGGCTTTCGCCTTGCGGAGATCGTCCACCGAGCGGCCCGTCACCTCGCGCCCATCCGGAAACCGCACTTTCAAGGTGGGATTCCCGAGCGCCTGGTTGATGGCGTCTAAGTTTGCCTGCAATTGCTGAACGGTCAGGGCCATATCAATTTCTTCCGAACCAGTTGCGGCGCGGTATCCATGGGTCTTCGCCGCGCTCTACGGGAGGCGGCGCGGGCTGCGCGGTGTTGGCCGGCTTCGTCACGGCCGGAATTGTGGGCGTCTCCCCTCGCCGCGCCTGCACCATCCGCGCGAAGCGGTCGCAATGAACCGGCAGCTTCAAGCCGCTCGCGTACAGCGCATGCAGCGCCGCATACGCGAGGACCCGGGCGTCCAGCCCTTCGTTGCGGGCGTTGGCCGGCTTCCGCCATTCCTGCTTCGGAAACCCGTTGTGGTACCGCGTGAACTTTCTCTCAGCGGTCAACTGCTCGAAGTACTCAAGGTCGCGCCCGATCGGGAAGTGGCAATAGCCCGGCCCCACATCCCGGAGCTTCAGCCGGTCGTAAATCGCCGTCTTCGCCGCATCCACACCGATCATGAAGAACGGCGTCTGGTTCTTCCGGCTCGGCTTGCGTGGCCAGATCGGCGACTCCCCCGCGCGCCCCTTCGTAGCGTACACACGGCGGTTGTAGCGGTCACGCGTGAAGTGCAGCACGGTGGCATCTTTGAACCCGCAGTCGATGCACGTCGCGACGATCCGCATCGGCAGCCCGGATGCATGCAGGTACTCGGAGAGCAGCAGTCCCTCCAAGTGCTCCCACACCTCGTTGCGGGTCACATCGCCTGGGATTACGTGATAGGCAATCGACCAGGATTCTTCATCGCATCCCCATCCGGCGATCTCCATCTCCAGCCGGTCTGCTTGCACGTCGACGCCAGCCGTGATCAGCGCGACTCCTTCCGGTGCCTCGGCTTCGAACGGCTCGCAGCGATTCCACAACCCATGGGCATCCGTCGCAACTTCGTGGGTCTCCTCCCACAGTTCAGCAAGCACCGTGTTCAGACATGCCTTAAGCGTCTCCGGCGACTTCTTCGCCGCCAGAAACTCCACCGCAATCTCTCCCCAGGATTTCTTTGGCGAGATCAATTGCGAGACGCGAAAGCCGGGAATCGGTGAGGATGGGTTCGCCGCGCGGTATTCGCCGCGCTCCACCATCTCAGCTTTCAAGCGGTGTGGAATTAGCTCGCGGCACTCGGCGCAGCGATACGCGGCGTCTTCGGGTTTCCCATTTGGCCACACCACACCCGGCCCCGTACCATCGCCGAACGCGAGCACCTGGTAGCACCCGCACTGTGGGCACGGCACGAAGTAATCGCGCTGGTCGCTTTCCCGCCACGCCAACTCGATGCGACTGACGCCCTTGATCGTCGGCGTGGACGCCATGACGATCTTCTTGTTGTGAGCGAACTCCGCGGTGCGCTGGATCGCCAGCGATACCGGGTCGCCCTCCGTGCCCGCGCTCGCAGGGTAACGGTCCACCTCATCCAGCAGCGCATAGCGGATCGGCCGCATGGCGAGCCCCGAGGGCGAGATGGCCCCGGTCAGCGTGATCTGCCCTGCGCCATAGGCGAGAACCTTGTGCAGCGTCGTGTTGCTCGAATCGCGCGACTTGACGGGCGCGATCTTCCCACGGAGCGCGGGCGTGGCACGGAACATGGGCGCCACGCGGTCCTTCGAGAGCGCCTTGGCATCCTCCGTGCGCGGCTCGACGACCAGCACTGGCCCCGGATCCACATCGGCGATAAATCCGATGAAGTTGAGGAGCACCTCCGTCTTGAGGATTTGGGCCCCCGATAGCACCACGACCTGGCGGCAGGGATGGCTGGGGCTGAGGACGTCCATCGGCTCCCGCTGGTACGGCCGCGTGCGCCATTGGCCCCGCTCGGCCGCCGCGCCGCCGGTCAGAACGCGGTTCTCATCCGCCCACTGCGAAACGGTAATCTCGCGAGGCGGCAGCATGGCCGCGGCGCCAACCTCATGGATGGAGAACGGATGCATGTTACAAACCTGCGTCTGCGATGGCTTTGCTCACCTTGCGCAGCACGGCCTCATCGTCGTTTTTCAGTAGCCGATGGATGGCTTTCTCGTCGTTGACGGCGGCCAGCATGGGCGCCAAACGGTCGGCACGCGCCTGGAGGTGGTCTTTCACGATGGCCGAGAAACTCGCGGCATACTCCGATGCGCGTACCGCCTGGATCAGCTTGCCGGCGCGCTCCTCATATTCCAACTGCGCCGTTCGCGCCTCGAAGCTCGTTTTGACCGCTCGGGCGCGCAGGTATTGAGCGACCGGATCGCCCGTTGCTGTCGGCGGCTCGGGCATCGGGGAAACCCGCTCCTTCGGCGCTGCGGCGGCCGTTCGATTGACCGTCTGGCCGGCGAAGGTGTTCCTGGCCCACTCCTGATTGGCGCGCTCCGGGTCGATGCTCCCGTCCGGCAGCGTGGTGATGCGCTTGCTGGCGATGGCCTTCTGAACGGCGGGCAGACTGCATCCGCGCATCCGCGCGTACGCCCGGAGAGAAATGCCCATCATCGCCATACGTTCGCCAAGTGAATCTTTCTTTTGAAAAATCGAACTTCAGAGTTGCTATTCGCCGCGACTGAAGTGATGTATGTGTTCGATGCCACGCACCACCAAGACCACCAAGCAAACCGCCGCCGCCTGCTACGCCGAACGCCACACCGAGTGCCAGGACCTGCTGAAGCGCATCGCCAGCCGCCTGGAGCAACACCAGAAGGACCAGACTCAGGAACCCGCCAACTGGGGGTACGCTGGCGACCTCGGCCGCGTCACCGAAGAACTGGCCTACGTCCTCGCCAGCCTGGGCGACCGCAGCGCGGTGGACCAGAAAGGACTGGAGTACTGAACATGCAGAAACAGAACATACAAATCGGCACGACCTACATCGTGAAGGTCAGCGGCACGCTGGCCAAGGTTCGCATCACGCGCGAACACCCACGCGGCGGATGGTACGGCACCAACCTCGCAACCGGACGCGAGATCCGCATCCGCACAGCCGCCCGCCTCCGCTCGGAGGTGAAACCGGCTGGAGAAGAGCGCCCCGCGCAAATCCGCAACCCGCGCTTGCCGGACTTCAGTGCCGGCGAACTGCGTTGCGTTGTGGAACGAGCCAAGGCCGAGATCCTCGCGGACGTCGCCGCCGGGACCGTCCCCTGCACTTGCGCCTCCTTCGGCGAACTGCACGACTACACGGACGCCAACGGCTACGGCGGGGCGTTTGAGCTTCCCTTCGACAACAACGAGACGGACTTCTGGAACGCCGTCCAAGATGCCGTTGACGCATGGATCAAGCAGGGAGGCTTGCAACGCCTCACTGACGAAGAGGCGCGCCGGATCGCCGACGAGATCGAATTCTGAAACAGGAGACCACCATGACGACTTTCACCATCGACACCGACAACAACATCACTGCCTTCGCCGCCGCCGAGCAGATTCCAGAAGGCCAAGATCGTTTCACTACCGAAAAGGAGTTCGCCAAGCTCTCCGCCGACTGGCCCATCACGCGGTTCGTCGAAGTCTGGAACGCCTTCGCCGGTGCGCCGCCCTTTGGCGAGTTGAAGCCGGTCAAGAAGTTCACCGACCGCAAGACGGCGGTCTCGCGCATCTGGAAGGCCATCCAAGCCCTGACGCCAACCCCCGCGCCACAGGCCGCCCCGGTTGCGCCGAAGAAGGCCAAGGCGACCAATGCCGCCACCGCCAAGGACGCCACGCCCACAGCGCGCGACGGCAGCAAGAAGGCGATCGTCCTCGAAATGCTGAAGCGCCCGGACGGCGCCACACTCGCCGACATCATGTCCGCTACGGACTGGCAGGCTCATAGCGTCCGAGGCTTCATCTCCGGCAGTCTCGGAAAGAAGATGGGCCTCACCGTCGAATCCTTCAAGCGCCCCGACGGGGTCCGTGCTTACAAGATCGCGCAGTAACAGCCCCGCACTGAAAGCGCGCCGCCGGTCTAATCGCCGGCGGCGTTTCTGTTCTTCAAATCCTCGGCGATGGCGGCGAGTCTTTCGTGGACCAATTGTTCCCTGAGTTGGCATTCCCCCGCGCGGACATAGGTACCGTTGATCCGCGCAATGATGCGATTCTCCAACTCGGCCAACTCCCTACGCACCTCGGCGAGCAGCGCCCGATTCTGAATGCTGACATAAGTCGCGATCAGTCCGGACACCAGCCCGGTTACGGGGATCAGAATCTGAAATAGATGATCGTTCACGTTCCCTCTCCAGAATGCGTAGCTCGGTGGACCAGTCCGAGAGTGCTAAACACAGGCCCTGTAGATCCTTGTGACCGCCGCGCAGCAAGGCTTCGACGGCGGCGATCTCAGTGCGGCACCGCGCCATCTCACGTTGGATCTCCGGCGCCGCGGCTTTTACTTCGCCGTTGCAGGCGGCGGCTTCGGCGGGCATTTGTGGCCCGTCTTCGCAAGGCATCCGATCTGGTGACCCACCTTCTTCACGCCATGCACCGTCTTCTGCGCTCCGATTACCAGCAGAGCGACCGCCATCGCGGCAACTATGATTCCTGGGGTTGGCATCGATCCTCCTCGTTTGATTTGCCCGTGTCTGCGAATGCGTGGCCGTTCTCCGCGTGCCGCGCCTGCTTCCCCGTGAACTCCTGCCACCTGGTGACGATCACGTCGCAGTACTTCGGGTCCAACTCAATGACGCGCGCCTGGCGGCCGGACTTCTCGCACGCGATGAGCGTCGTGCCAGAGCCGCCAAACGGATCGAGCACGGTGTCGCGGCCCTTGCTGCTGTTCCTGATGGCGCGCTCCACCAACTCCACCGGTTTCATCGTCGGGTGCAGATCGTTCACCGACGGTTTCTTGATGAACCAAACGTCGCCCTGATCGCGGGCGCCGCACCAGAAATGATCCGTGCCTTCCTTCCATCCATAGAGGATCGGTTCATACTGGCGCTGGTAATCGGAACGCCCCATCGTGAAGGTGTTCTTCGCCCACACGATGAACGTGGACCAGTGCCCACCCGCCTCGCGGAACACCCGCTGCAGCGTGTGGATCTCCGACGACGACATGCAGATGTAGATAGCGCCCTTCGTCACCGCCAACAGGTTAGTGCAGGAATCGCGCAGGAACTGCTCGAAGCCATCGCCCAGATTGTCGTTGGCGATCTTGCGGTTCTTCTTGCGGAGCTTGTCCTTCATCGTCGCGCCGTAGTTCACGTTGTAAGGCGGATCGGTGAAGACCATGTCGGCCAAGCCACCGGCCAGGACCTTCTCTACGGATTCCATCTGCGTGCTGTCGCCGCAGAGCAGGCGGTGCTCACCCAGAATCCAGACATCGCCAGGGACCGTGACCGCGGTCTCTGGAGTCTCTGGCACTGCATCGTCGTCGGTGTTCCCGGCGCGAGCCTCTTCCGGCTCCTGGAGCAGTGCTTCAATTTCCTCATCGCTGAAGCCCACGATGTCCAAATTGAAGCCGTCCACCTGGAGCGACTCCAGTTCGACCCGCAGCATCTCCTCGTCCCATCCGGCATTCATCGCCAGACGATTGTCTGCGATGACCAGCGCGCGGCGCTGTGTTTCGGAGAGGTGATCGAGGACGATGACCGGGACTTCGGTCATCCCGAGTTTCCGGGCGGCAAGCAGGCGCGCGTGACCCGCGATGATCACTCCGTCCGCGCCGACCAGGATTGGATTCGTCCACCCGAACTCGACGATGCTGGCGGCGACCTGGGCGACCTGCTCCTCCGTATGCGTCCTCGCATTGCGGATGTAGGGAATCAGGCGGTCGACCTGCCGGCGCTCCACGAGAAGATCGCGCAAGACACGCTCGGGTGTCACGGAACTCCCCTGACTCGTGGTCGTATCTTGCGCGGTTTTCATTTTGATGGGGAGTTACGCCTTGGCGAGGTGGGCGCCGAGAGCCGACGCCACGGCCTGCTGGTGAGTCGCCGGAGTCTGGCCGGCGGTGAAAGC